GATTTCTTACGGCTGTTTCCTCTTCTTTGGATAGATTGGTATTGAGCCCATAAGCTCCAGCGGCACCTAGCGTTGTTGTCATAGCCGCCATGCGTTTAGCTCCATTCTTACGAAGCACGGCATTACCACTATTGATGTCCTGCAAAGCTAACTTGTAGGTATTGTAAACAACACGGAAACGGTCAGCGGTGTAGGCCACAAACGGGTCGAGAAACCCAACAGAAGAGAAATTGCGGATAGCCTGTGGCAAACTGTCGTAATCCTGCGTAGTCATACGCACACGTTCAGCAGCCTTCTTGAAAAGCTCATCCTTGGGCATGGACGGAAAAGCCTGAGCCAAATCCTTCATCTCACCAGCCAGATTGAATACCTTAGCAGACGACTCTGGCATTGAGTAGAACTTACCCACTGTGCTAAGTCCAGACTTAGCTTTGCCCATAGCCTTTGCAAGCAGCGGATTCTTAACCTCGCCCTCAGCAATCTTGAATGTATTTAGGAAGTCAGCAAATTGAATGTTGGGTTGAATCAATCTCTCACGAAGCATTCCCTTGTAAAAATCCTGCGCTTCCTTAGCAGCAACAGAACCATCGGGCTTAATTAGACCTAGCTGATAACCAGCGTTTCTAGCCGCCTGACCGTAGTTGCCCGTCTTCAGCATCTCAAGGCCATGACCTTGAGCAATGACATCCATGGAACCGCCCCACAAATTAGACGCCCATCCCTTCAGGGAGCCGAGGGTCTTTGGGATTTTAGCCGCGCTAGAAAGTGTAGCAAGCCCACTCATCTTGCTCATAATTGGGCCAAGATCATTCGTGGTATACTGATCGAACGCCTGTTTGAACTCAGGGCTGGTATAGAGCCCGCTCATCGGATTGAGTTTGTTGCCCTTTGCAGCAATCAACACATCGCCGGGAAGTGATGCACCATCGCGGAAGATGCCCGAAGCCAAGCCAAGACGCTTCACCTCACTAAGCCCTTTGTAAGTAGCTTCAGTGTTTGTCATGCGATTGAGCGTTTCGCTGGCAAGGAACACGGGGTCTTCGATTTGGCCAAGCAACTCACGGGTAGCCTCGTCAATGTTCTTGCGTTTCTTGAAGATGCCTGAGTTGGTAGAGATGCGTCCTTCGGTTAAGAAGGCGGCGGCATTGTCCCTGTCCAACAATTCATTAGCCGCATTGGTGTATTTCTGGGTAAGCTTTGCGCGTTGAGCAGCAAGTTGATCGTTAGCGTCTTTAACGCTTAGGAGTTTGTTGGTCTTGAGACCAGTCCAATTCTGCATATCGTTCTCGACATTCTGCGCAACCCACTTATTGAACGATGTTTCGCTAGGTTTCCATCCCGGAACAGCGAAGATTTTATAGGCACGACGGATATAGCTACCCTCGTTATTGGTCATTGTGTTGTAAAGGGCGTCTCCCTTTTCCACCACGCCAAGTTCCTTCAGGCGACCTGTTGCATCATCAATCGTTTGGCGCAAGGCTCCCGTTGTCTGAGCAAAGTCTTCTGGGATGTTGCTTGAGTTAAGCTCACCAGCAAGCACCTTCTTTATCTTAAAGCCGAGATCGGCACGAACTGCACTATCCTTAACGCCACTTAGTTTCTTTTCAAGTTCACCAATAAGGATACGGCCTTCTTCAGCAATTGCGTTCTTTTCCCCGTCAATGCGTTTTAAGGCATCAATTATTGGCGACCCTATGCGTTGCTCACGAAACAGAGGATTGTTCGTTAAACGGGTCGTAAGCGACTGTTCTAGGCCACCCAGAGCGCCGCCAACCACTGCACCACCAGCAAGAGCCTTTGAGAACTCCTCGGCTGTTGGCAAACGTCCTTCATCAATGGCAACCTTAGCAATCTCACCAGCCCCAGATATGCCAGCCCCTTGAGCTGCACGCATACCCATATTCTTAAGCACACTGCCACCAGCCTTAGCAGCCTTACCGCCGGGGATTGCGCCTAAACCAATGGCAGAAGCTAGCTCACCAAAGGAGAAGTCTGGACGTTCACCACGTTGGATTTGACCTCTCTGCACAAGCACGTTACCTGCGCCCGCGCCCAATCCACCGAGGACAGGGATGGAGGCAGCACCCGTAAGCGGAGCAAGAGCAGCACCCGCAATTTGGCCACCAATGCCTAACCCTGTTTCAATACCAATGTCCGCAGCGGTTTGGCCAAGGCTAGATTGTTCAGGCTTTGCGTTGCTTAAGGAAGCATCATACTGCTGCAAAGCATCCCAATCTTCCTTGGTTGGTTCAGTGGGCTTGTTCCATTGATAGACCCGACCAGAAGGAGATGTGATTTGCATAGGTTAACGCATACTCCAGCCAGAAGGAGCGGATGAAGGTTTAGAAAGAATTGGGTTCTGAGGCTGAGAAAGCTGTTGGCCGCGAAGTGCCTCAAGGCGATTGTTAAAGATGGTTACGGGCGAGATGGGCATACCCATCATGTCCTTGCCGCCATAGACAGCCGTTAGACTGGCAAGCGTTTCCTTGTAAGCTTCTGGAAGCCTGTCCCAAGAGCCATACCGAGTAGCTTTGTTAAGAAGCTCTTGATATTGGTCTTGCTCAATCTTCTTAGTCATACCAATCGAAAGAGGTTTCTTTTCGTTGGCATCCATAATCTTGAAGTTGTTTCCAAACGTGATGGCCGTTAAACCACCGCCAAGATCAAACTTTTCAACGTCAGTTTTGAATGCAGTCTTAACTTTAGCCAAGAAATCAAGCGATAGCTCTCCTCCTTGCTTAAGATATTCATTAAGAACCTTATCTGTTTTCTCCTGAGCCGTAGCATTACGGAACTCAGGTTTTGTAACCAAGTCAAACGAGGACGATTGTAGCGGAGTAAGATTGGGGTCTTTGGAGATGAATGTCTTAATCTCAAGAGGTGTTGCACCCTGAGCATCACGATTAACAATCTTTTGAGCCTCATCAATCGCCTTCTGTGTTTCTTGAATTTGAGAGACACGTTGCTCAGATGCTCTGTAAACATTACCAGCGGCAATCTTTTCCTCTGGAGTCATTGGCCTTTCAATTGGCGTTCTACGAATGGCTGCTCCGCCGCCTACGCCGCCACCAAACGATTCAATCTTAAAGTCAGGCAAGGTTCCACGCTCAATGTTATAACGCAGATTGGCTTTCTCATTAAGAGCTTGATCAGAAATCTTACTGAATTGATCGACAGTAGTTTTATTCAACTCAGCAGCTCCCGTAACAGGATTGACAATGATGAAGTTCTTAACGCTATCTGGAATGGTTACTGGTTGCTGAACATTGAATTTAACACCGGGAACCACAGAACCCTGTTTAACAGATTCACCATAGTTAAGCCCAGCAAGATTGATGCGACCTTCTTCTTTAGTGGGAGCACGATAGGTTTCTTTAACAGTTGTGCTAACACCTGTTGGAACTTGCATTCCTTGAGTCGTTGAATAGGCTTGAGTAAGAAACTTATTCTGAGCGATAGATTGAATCTCTTTCTCGGCCTGACGAACAGCATTAGCCTTAGCTAATGCGCCACGGGATTCTTGAAGAATGTTATCAAGTTCATTGGTGTAGGATTTAAGCTTACCAATGGACATCTTTGGAATGTCTTCAACAGAAATGCCTTCTAGCATCTCTGGACGAATTGGAGCCTTACCACCATAGATTTGTGGATTGGCCTTAAACTCATTCATAGACTGAATGGCTTGGCCCATCCTGCTCCTTACGGCTGTCTCGTAGAAATCGCGCTCTTCCTTGTTCTTTTGATATTGTTGGATGCCACCGCTAATCTGTTGACCGAGATTGGCGTACATCTGACCAGTGATTTGACCAGCATTCTGAATGCTTTGGGCAGCAGATTGGGCACCCTGAACGATAGGGGAGTAATCAATGCGGCCTAGTGCGGGATTTACTGTGCTTCCAATCATAAAAATAAGTGTTGTTACTGCCTCATGTAAACTGGGTCTATTCTAGCAGCCCACCGAAGTTGCTCGGAAACATTGCTTACTAGGGCTCCACCCATCTTTGGACATGGCACGGAGTTGGGTGAAGACTTGTTCATGCAAGCGGTACAGGCCGAGAAGTAGTCTGGATTCATGCTCTTGTCTTCCCGCTCTTTCCATTTGCCGTTCTCCTTCACATATCGAGTATGATGGATGGGAACATTGTTCTCCTCGGTATATCGCCACAGGTCATCATCCGTAAACATCCTAATTGGAAATGAAGCACTTGCGCTTTCCAAGTTAACAGCAAAATCAGAGTTGAGTGGAACCTTCCCGTAAATTGGGTCAACGTCCGTGCTTTTATGCCCATGAAAAACAAAGTCCCAAGGATATTTGAATGAACCAGTTGGCTTGAGATAGATGTCTTTTAAGCCACAAACAAACTGTTCTCCCGCCTGTGGTGCGCGAATCCCTGTTGGAACCAAGCAGGTTTGCTTGCCTATTGAGTAGTAATTGACTATCTCAACTTCTCCGTTATGTTCTTGAATTTCAGTGTTTAATGGAGGATAGTCATAAACAGTTAGATTGAAACTATCTATGACGCTGTTGGCAAAACGATACCTATGCGGCTGAAATGATTCCCTGTGAAATATCACCGGAATATCACGAATATGTCTTATAACTAAATCGAGAACAACCATGCTGTCCTTACCGAAGGAACACATGATTGCTGGATTTTGGGCACGCTTTAGCGTTTGCTCAATGATGGCATGAGCATAATTAACCTTGTCTTGATATTGCATTAGAGGGCGACGATTCCAGCCGCACCAGCGGCTCCGCCCAAGATTGACCCAAGTCCAGACGCAATACCAGCAGTTTTTGTAGCCGAAGCACCAACTCTAGCGGCTTCCAATTGAGCCGCAGCAGACTGTTGAGCAATATCCCTATTGGTGATGTTGGCTTGATTGGCCAACGAAAGATTGATACCCGTATCTGGATTGTACGTCGTGGGAGTATTGAACGTCTTAGCCAAGTCCAGAGCGTAGCCTTGTTGGGCAGCAGCGGTCTGAGGAGCATTGCTCTGTTGACCTAGCAGCATAGCCGTTGGATCATACGCAGCCCCACGATAGCCTTGAGCTAGGTTGAGAGCATAAGCGCGATTGGCTTCAGACGCCTGTGTGCCAGCTTGACCTAGTAGGCCAAGGTTGGAGATGTTCTGTTGTTGCTGATTGGCAGCAAACAAACGGTTCTGGGCATTTAAATCCAAACCAGCGGCTTGATTGGTAAGCGCAAATTGATTGGCGGCTCCCTGATTGGCCATAGCATACTGAGCTTGGAGCTGGGCGTTCGTAAGCTGACCCTGATTGCCAGCCTCAGCTCGGAACATACCCGCCTGATTGAGCGCAGCTTGATTGGCAAGGTTGGCTTGGTTCTGAGCCCCAGCCCCAAATTGACTAGCCTGAGAAATGTTCTGGGCGTTCTGTAAAGCGGCTTGATTAGCGGCAGATGCGCCAAATTGACCAGCTTGCGAGCCAAGCATTGCATTTTGCAACTGAGCTTGATTGAACGCAGAAGCACCAAACTGACCAGCTTGATTGGCCGCATTAGCTGTAAACTGAGCGGCTTCCGCTCCAAGACCAGCAGTGAATTGATTGGCTTGATTAGTAGCTCCAACATTAGCCAGAGCCACATTCTGATTGGCTTGCTGATTGGCCAGCGCAGCCTGAAGCGCAGCCTGTTGATTGGCCTGTTGAAGACCAATTTCCTGACCATAAAGACCTGTACCAAAGTTACGATTGGTGGTGAGGTCTTGGGTGTAAGCCTGATTGAGAGCAACGGCCTGAGCTAAGTCTTCAGCTTGACGTTGACGCATTGCACCAGAACGAGCCGCAGCTTCAGCAGCAATGGCTGGATTGCTCATCTCAATGCCACGCGCAGCATAGGATTCACGAGTGCCTTGCTGGAGGTTACGAATCTCTTCGGGGGAAAGCTGACCTGTGCTAGCGGCAAATTCTGCCGCGCGACCACCAAGGAGTTGAGCAGCCTGACTTGGGCCAGCTTGTAAAGCCTGTGCGTAAAGAGATTGACCAAGTTGACCACGGGCAAGGCGTTCAGCCTCGGTTTGCATACCCGTAGCAGCCTGAGCAGCTTGATAGCCTTGCGGGGTGTAGCCTTGGGACTGATATCCTTGAGCTTGGGCCTGTTGAGCCTGATAGCCCTGAGATTGAGCTAGGGCGGCGTTATAGCCTTGTGCCCCTGTTTGCGCGGCATTATAGCCACCAAGACCCACTTGTGGAGCAGCGCCAAGCAAAGAGGCTTGAGCTGGATTGAACTGAAGGTTGCCAAACTGTTGAGCGTTCTGGATGGCAGAGCGCATCCCGGCATACTGATCGGCACCACCCTGTAAAGATTCAGCCCGTTGTAAGCTACCAAGAACCTGTGGGTTTATTTGGTTGTAGGTGGCAGCAAGCTGAGGAGCAAGAGCGGCAATATCAGCCGCGCCAGCAGTACGAAGGGCAGTATTTGCCGCTGTCTCTAAGCCACTGGTAACACCACCAGCTTGTTTAAGGAGGTCAAGGGAGCCGCCTGTTCTAGCAGTGAACTGTGGCGTAAGCCCTTCCGCATCAGCAGCAGCCTTGGCATATTGCTCCAAGGTTCCGTACATCTGGGCATAACCGGGGTCGCCACGATAGTTCGCCAGAATGTCTGGACGAGCGGCAAGAAATGCCTGTGGGTCAAACGCAGCAGCACCAGCGGTATATTGGCCAATGTCCTGAAGACCAAGAGCACCAAAAGCAGGACGAGCCGCAGCCTCAGCACCCAACAGAGCCGTAAGGGTTTGAGGGTTGGCTACACCAGCGAGATAGTCGCGGGTAGCTTGGCCGGGGTCAAAACCAAATGGATTGGCAGCAGGAACATTTGTTGGGTCAGCAACCATGTCTTGCTCATACTCGCCTGTCTGTGGGTTAAAAGCCATAAAATTAGAGGGAAGATACTGCGTAAACGCTACCTGTGGTTGTGCCGTAGGAGTGGAGTTTCACCACCATTGCTTGGCCCGCTGTCAAAGAAGCTGGAAAACTACCACCAGCAGAAGTCCAAGCTGGCCAACTTGTTGTGATGGTTCCACCCGTATTGTTCTTGAGGGCCAAAATGTTTATTTGTCCGCTGGCAATACCAGAAAGCGCAAACGTGCTATTGCCACCAAGTTCAATGATGGCATTACTAGCAGCCGCCAAATTGAGTGTAATGGTTCCGCTTGTTGGGTAGCCCGTATCGGGTACTAAAGAAACCAATGTAATGCTAGCAACACTAGCAATGACATTACCTGTGAGTGGGCCTGTAAAACTACCAGCAATGGCTCCAGCTCCCGTAATGGTTGGAGCGGTTAGGGTTTTGTTTGTCAGCGTCTGGCTTGCTGTTAGTTGAACAATGTCCGAATTGGTGATGCTTGCAATCTTTGTAGCCGTAGAAGCATTGCCCGTAACATCGCCCGTTACATTTCCAACCACCGCGCCCGTGTGCGTACCCGCGCTGTTGCCCGTTAAATTGCCTGTAACATTGCCTGTGACGGCTCCAGCAAGGGGGCCAGAGAACGCTGTGGCGGATAGTGTGCCGCCGCCTGTCCAGCTAGGGCCACCTGTGCTTAGTTTGGCTGGGGTGATGCCGCCATCCTTAACAATGATGGCTCCACCAGAAAGCTGTGTGGTTGTGCCATCAACGGCACCAGATACGAACGTAGCCGCATCAACCAAATTATTGAGGTTGGTTGCGCTAACCTGTGTGTCAGCAACGATTGTCGCTCCTTTAGATAGAATGGCCATGTTATGAGGCTTGTGTTAAGGCTCTGAATGTAGGTGATGCTGTGAGCTTTACTAAACGCAACTTGGGTCGTCCAGCAGTCGGAGTATATCGAAGTTGCATCCCGTAGGCCCGAATGTTGCCAATTCTACCACGCAAGGATGCGTCTTCGCCCACTGGAAGCACTTCACCTAGAATGTCAGATACGGTGCCAAGCTCAAAGTCGCTGTCCAAGTTTTCAGACACAGCTTCAATGAGCGCATCCGAGTTGTTGCTTTCGCTCGATTCCGTGTGAATTTCAAAGCTATTGAACTTCTTGCGCTCAGGGCTTTGGAATGTGAACTCGCGGGTTAAGGCTTCAGACTCAACATGGAAGAAGCGGGACGGAAGGCCGGGGAAGGTGTAGATGTTATCAACGTCATCTACGCGAGATTCCACTTCGTTAATGCCGCCAAAGCGATTGATGGCAAAGAGACGATTGACGCCGCCAGCCCCAGAGGTGATGAAGTTGGCTACGTCCCAGCCCTCTTGCTCAATTAGATCAACGCTCTCCCAGCCCTGATTGAGCAGGTTGTAAACAAGAATGGCGTTGTTGTAGGTGGAGGTGCCTAATGGAACGGCGATGTAGTAGCGATTGTTGTGGTAGATGGCTACCGACTTGTCAGCATACGCCTTGTTGATTTGGCGGATGATGGGGTCAATTGGGTCAGACAAAGGAAGTCCTGCTCCGCGAAGATTATAAAGGTCGCCGAAGGCTGTTGCGTAAACACCGTTGTCTGAAAGGAAGAAAATTTGATTGGCAATGGTTACAACGGAACGACGGGCCACAAGCCCGGCTTCGCGTGTAATTTCTTTAAGCGTAATGTCCGTTAGGCTACCGGATAGCCCGCTAAGCAAATGAATGCTATTGCGATTGAGCACCACAGCATTGTCATCCGTGAAGGGGTGGACGTATTGAAGATAGTCCGCAATGCCCGCAGTAACTTTGAACTGATTTTGAATGTGGTCATAAGTATCTGAATCGAAAACATCCGAAAAGATTAGCTCATCTCGCACGTTTCGGCTAGTGATTGTTTCGCTACCAGATGTGCCCGTAGAGGTGTAGTAGTAGGGGCAGATGATGCGACGTTGGTGATAGACTCCCCACGGGGGCGCGGGCATATGAACAAAGCCAATGCCCTGAGACTGAGCCACAGAATAGGTTACTTTGTGACTTGCGTGATCTACGACTTGAGCAAAGAAAGTGAAGGTATTGGCGTTAGGAACAGACGCAATGGTGTAACCAACTCCGTTTTCCACTAATGGAGTTGTGCCATTATCCACCACAAAAATCTGTC